GCGATATAGATGCAATAGATAATTATTATAATGCTTGTTTAGCATTGCTTAAAGAATGGGAACTAAAAGAATATAACGATAACCTGGAAGTGCTAGCAATAGGATATGACCACGATTATCATTATTTTATTGTAAATAAAAAAGAATTTTAAGAGACTTAAAAAAGTCTCTTTTTTTATGTTTTATTAATAAGTAACTTGCAGTATAAACTAATATAATGGTATCATATATATATCAAATCAAATCTTACAAAAACCATGAAAGAATTAAAGCCTATTAAAGGCCAAAAATCAAAACTAACAAAATCTTATTTAGAAACAAGTTTTAATGTTCCCTTAACTGGTCAACAAATAAGTGAGCTTTATTTTTATATGTGTTATTGGCAAGTACAAAATGAGCATTGTTTTGATGCTAACGATAAAGATTATATACAAGAGCATGTTAATGATTTTGAAAATTTAGAATCAACATTAAAAAAACCAATAAAAACTTATGAAACTAATTTTATTTAAAGATGTAATTAATTATGAATTGGACATTAAAAGCTAATCAAAAGTACTGGAATAAAGCATATCAGTGGTATATGAATGAAAGTACTTTAAGTGCTAAACAAGTAAGTGATTTTATCAAAGTAAATCCGTTTGTAGCACTGAC